CCTGCAAAAGCAGCGTCGACTTACCTATTCCCGGGTCACCACCTTCAAGAGTCAGGGAGCCGGGCACAATACCGCCGCCCACCTTAAAAAATCCCCGGCGGTTATATTTTGGAGGCTTTTTATAGGGCTTTAGGGTGCCAAAAAAACAAAAACACAGTTAACCTGGTTCTCCTTTCAAGAGGTGCAGTCCATACTTCTATTATATTTCGTTACCTCCTATCTGTTTCGATACATAACTTGGTCCGCACAGGTACTCTAAAACCCTATAAAAAGCCTCTATAACTCTCTTTGAAAGGAGAACAAATATAATGATTAATGCAAATAACACAAGAAAAGTCGAGGTGATCAGGTTTGAAGACAAAGAAATTATCAAAGCCTGACACAGAGATAAGAAAATTACGATCTATGATGACACCAGAAGCAAGAGAACAGAGATGTATCGCTCTTGCTTACGATTTGGTAGAGCAGAGATTGCTTCAAGGAACGGCAACATCACAGGAGACTACACATTTTCTTAAACTAGGATCTTCAAAAGAAAAATTAGAGCAGGAAATCTTAGAGAAACAAAGGGATCTGATGACAGCAAAGACAGATGTTCTCCATTCAGCCAAGAATCTCGAGATTTTATATGGTGGAGCAATCGAGGCAATGAAATCTTACGCAGGCGCAGAAAGCGAGTCAGAGGATGATTAGAACATACTCTGAACTTATAACATTTAAGACTTTTGAGGAGCGTTTTCATTATCTCCAGTTGTATGGTCTGGTTGGTAATGAGACGTTTGGAAGAAGTAGATATATGAATCAAGTTTTGTATCACTCTGATGCATGGAATTCTGTAAGAGACAAGGTTATCATAAGGGATAATGCATGTGATCTTGGAATTGAAGGTTGGGAAATCAAAGGACATTTGTATATACATCATATGAACCCAATTACAGAGTATGACTTGCAGCATCGTTTAGATCTTGTACTAGATCCTGAGTACCTCATTTGCACGTGTTTGAATACTCACAATGCTATACATTATGGAGATGATGCTTACTTGATTACTAATCGGCCTAAAGAACGGAAGAAAGGAGATACGTGCCCATGGAAAGTATTTTAACGTCAGTCAAGAAATTACTAGGGGTTCAGAGTGACTACGAGCATTTCGATACAGACATTATCATGCACATCAATTCGGCCTTGGTAACTTTGCATCAGTTAGGCATAGGTCCGAAGAATGGCTTTGAGATCACTTCTGATTTCGAGACATGGAACGACTATTGCTCTGATCTGAAGCAGGTTGGTTTAGTAAAACAGTATCTGTACCTAAAGGTACGGCTAGTATTTGATCCGCCATCTAATTCGTTTGTTGTAGATGCAATCAACAAACAGATCAGCGAATTGGAATGGCGGTTAAATACTGCCGCAGAGACTATAAGTATTTAGGAGGAATCAAAATGGATTCTGTAATGAATTACATTAAACCAGAACTGTTGGTTGTTGCAATCGTTCTATATTTCGTTGGTATAGGTTTGAAAACAGCACAGACTTTCAAGGATAAGTACATTCCGCTTCTTTTAGGGATTATTGGGATTGTTATCTGTGCGGTATATACATTTGCAACATCAGAGTTTTCTGAATGGAAAGATGTTGCGATGGTAATCTTCACCTCAGTTACTCAAGGAATTTTAGTTGCGGGTTTAAGCACATATGTAAATCAGATCGTTAAACAATCAAGTAAGACTGAATAATATTGGAGGGTGAAATGTATTACGGATATGATTTAAGCCCTAATGATTATCGTCTTTACCTAATACATCATGGTGTAAAAGGGCAAAAGTGGGGAGATAGAAACGGCCCACCATATCCATTAAGCAGAATTGCAAAAGCAAAAGCTTATGGGTCTAAAAAAGTTAGAGACATCAAAAATGGATTAGAAGGAAAAAGAAAACAACAGACTACGAAAGTAGAAAACTCTAAAGAAGAAACAAAAAGAATTGCTAATACTGCTGTTGAAGAGTCGAAATTAACAGATATAAACAATGCAGGAGTTGAGATTCAGAAAGAGAAAAAAACTGGTGATGTAGTAGAAACTAAAAAGAAAAACATTATGGATCTTAGCGTGAATGAGCTATTGCGTAATGAGCGTGACTATACTACTAAGGAAATCAGTGACTACATTAATAGAGTAACAACTCTGAATAACTTAAAGACTCTTGATAAACAACAGCATCCTGATATATGGGCAAAGATGAACAATGTGACTAAGAAAATGACCACAGTTCATAACATGCTTAGTACAGCGAATAACATCAAAAAGTTACTCAGTGGCGATAAAAATAATAATAACGAAAATAATACAAATAGTAAAAAAAAAAGTGAACCCGTAACTAGTGAGTCAAAACCAAATAAAACGCATACAGATACTTCGATAAAAAAGTCCGGAGAAAATAAACAAAAGGATACAAAAATTGAAGTATCAAAAGCTAATAATGTTTATGGAGACTCATCTTGGGTTAATGAACCGGAACGAGCACCGATTAATAATAAAAAAGCATATAGAAAAGCTACTGCTTTAATGGAAAGCTTTGCTGCAAATAGTAAAGAATATATCAAGACAGATTCATATTCTGTAACTGATAGTATTAATCTTCTTATTAATTCAGCAGTGCAAAGTGCTCAATTTTATAACTACGAAGATGAGCAACGAAAGAAATAAGGTATAATTCAAAATGGCAATTTCTAATACAGCAACGCCAATCTATTATGGAAAATTTAGAGACGCTGTTGTTCGTGGAGAAATTCCAGTATGTAGGGAAATCTCGATGGAAATGAATCGAATAGATGATCTGATTGCTAATCCGGGAATATATTATGATCCGGCTCCAGTGGAAGGTTGGATTCGTTTCTGCGAGAATGAAATGACACTGACAGATGGAGCAGATCTTCATTTGTTGGATTCATTTAAATTATGGGGAGAACAAGTCTTTGGATGGTATTATTTCATTGATAGAAGTGTATATGTGCCAAACAAAGACGGATATGGCGGACACTATATACGAAAAAGAATAAAGAAACGCCTTATCAATAAACAGTATTTGATCGTAGGAAGAGGAGCAGCCAAATCTTTATATGCTTCTGTTATCCATGGATATTATATAAATGTCGATACTTCTACAACACATCAGATAGCTACAGCTCCGACAATGAAGCAATCAGAAGAAACTATGGGACCAATAAGAACAGCCATCACCCGTTCTAGAGGGCCATTATTCTCTTTCCTTACAGAAGGATCTATTCAAAACACAACAGGATCAAAAGCAAATCGTGTGAAATTAGCATCTACTAAAAAAGGTATTGAAAACTTTTTGACTGGTTCCTTATTAGAAGTAAGACCGATGTCGATAAATAAATTACAGGGTTTACGACCTAAAATTTCAACGGTAGATGAATGGTTATCGGGAGATATAAAAGAGGATGTTATAGGTGCGATTGAACAAGGAGCATCTAAACTCGATGATTACTTAATTATTGCAACTAGCTCTGAAGGATGTGTTCGTAATGGAAGTGGCGATACGATTAAAATTGAATTAATGGACATTCTAAAGGGCGATTACATAAATCCTCATGTGTCGATATGGTGGTATAAGCTGGATGAAGTAGAAGAAGTAGCAAAACCTGAAATGTGGATAAAAGCCAATCCAAATATCGGGAAGACAGTAACTTATGAAGCATACCAACTGGATGTAGAAAGAGCGGAGAAAGCACCAGCAACTCGTAATGACATCTTAGCAAAGCGATTCGGAATTCCTATGGAAGGATATACATACTTCTTTACTTATGAAGAAACGATTCCTCATAGGAAAAGAGATTTCTGGAGAATGCCATGTTCTATGGGAGCTGACTTATCTCAGGGTAATGACTTTTGTGCATTTACATTTCTTTTCCCAATTCAAAATGGAACTTTTGGAGTAAAAACTAGAAGTTACATATCAAGTGTCACTCAAATGAAACTTCCAGCAGCAATGAGAATTAAATATGACGAATTTGTCAGAGAAGGAACATTGATTGTTCTGGAAGGAGCTGTTATTGATCTAGAAGAAGTCTATGATGACTTAGATAGTCACATTGAAGAAATGGGATATGATATTCGTTGTTTTGGATATGATCCATATAATGCTAGATCATTTGTTGAACGATGGGAAAGAGAGAATGGTCCATTTGGAATTGAAAAAGTAATTCAGGGAACCAAAACAGAATCTGTTCCATTAGGTGAACTAAAGACATTAGCAAGTGAAAGATTACTTTTATTTGACGAAGAACTAATGTCATTTACTATGGGGAATTGTATTACGATAGAGGACACAAATGGAAACAGAAAGTTATTGAAAAAGCGATATGAACAGAAGATTGATAATGTGTCTGCGATGATGGACGCATTCGTAGCTTACAAATTAAACAAAGATGTATTCGAATAGGGAGTAAGCGATGGAACAATACTACGCAATAGATGATATTTATTACGCATTGTATCATCATGGGATCAAAGGACAGAAATGGGGCATAAGACGATTCCAGAATAAAGATGGCACATTGACTGATAAAGGAAAAAAGAGAGAAAGTCGAGAACTCCGTAATATCGATAAGATTTATGGAAAGACTATCAGTAAACACGAAAAGAAGATTGCAAAGCTTCAGAAAAAACATGATAAGAGTTACGATCCGTACAAACAGAATCGATTAAAAGAAAAAATCTCTGATAAAAATAATGAATTGAAATTTTATAAAGCGATGCAGAAGCTTGAACATAAAAAGATAAGCGATGCTAATGTAATGAATGCGGCAAGTCATAAGAAAACAAAATCAGCAATTGCGGCATCATTATTAACTGTTGGAGGCGTTACATTGGCAGCAACAACTGGAGTTGGATTTGTTGCTCGTCCTAGATCAAAAAATACATATGTGACGGAAAACGAAGCAGCATCGATAGCTAGAGCAAATAATGTAGATGTAGTAAGACTTCCTTCTAATGTAAGAGGTCAGTATGGTCAACAGGAATGGATTGCCTTTTCCAGAAAAAAGAAATAAAGGAGGCTTTTATTATGGCATGTAAAAAAGGTGGTAAAAAGGGCGGAAAAGGCGACTGTAAATAATGGAGGTGAACAATGCCAACATTAGGAGATCGATTAAAGCATTCTTGGAATGCGTTTTTTAATAAAGATCCGACATATCATGATTATGGTGTCTCTTATGGGACGAGTTATCGTCCTGATAGGAGACGCTTATTTATTGGTAATGAGCGTTCAGTAGTTACATCCATTTATAATCGAATCGCAATGGACGTTGCTTCAATTACAATTGAACACGTTCGATTGGATGAAAATGGACGGTTTGCTGAAACACTAAAAACTGGTCTAAACACATGCCTTACTTTAGAGGCAAATCTTGATCAGACTCATCAAGCATTTATTATCGATATCGTCATGTCAATGTTTGATGAAGGAGTTATTGCGGTAGTGCCGGTCGATACAACAGTCAATCCGGAGATTTCTGGAGGGTATGATATTCAGACCATGAGAGTCGGTAAAGTAGTGGAATGGTTTCCGCAGCATGTAAAAGTACTACTTTATAATGAAAAGACTGGACGAAATGAAGAGATCGTTATTGCAAAGAAAGCCGCAGCTATTATTGAGAATCCACTATATTCTGTAATGAATGAGCCAAACTCGACTTTACAGAGATTGATTCGAAAATTGAATTTACTTGATTATGTGGATGAACAGAGTAGTTCAGGTAAGTTGGATATGATTATTCAGCTACCTTATATCATAAAATCAGAAGCTCGTAGAGAGAAGGCAGAACAACGTCGTAAGGACATCGAAATGCAGCTCTCAGGAAGTAAGTACGGAATCGCATATACAGATGGTACTGAAAAGATTACGCAGTTGAATAGATCTGTTGAGAATAACATTTGGACGGAAGTGAAAGACCTTACGGCTACATTGTACAACCAATTGGGATTAACAACAGCAATCTTTGATGGAACTGCTGATGAGCGTACGATGATTAACTACTATAACAGAACTATTGATCCGATTTTAACAGCAATCGCATCAGAGATGCAAAGAAAGTTCTTAACCAAGACAGCACGAACACAGGGTCATGCAATTCGGTACTTCAGAGATCCTTTCCGACTAGTTCCAGTTAGCGAATTGGCTGATATTGCCGATAAGTTTACTCGTAACGAAATCGCATCTTCAAATGAAATGCGTACAGAAATTGGATGGAAACCAGTTAATGATCCAAAAGCTGATGAATTGCGTAATAAGAATCTTAACGAATCAAAGATGATTAGTGAACCTGCCACTACAGCAGATATTGAGAACTCAAATAGTTCTCAGTAATAATCATTAGCTAGAAATTGGAGGAATAAATCAAAATGGGAGAAACATATGATTTCTCTGGTTGGGCTACTAGAAATGATCTTAAATGCTCGGATGGTAGGACAATCAGAAAGGATGCTTTCAAGGACAATGATGGAATGACTGTTCCACTTGTTTGGAATCATCAGCATAATGAACTTGATAATGTTCTTGGTCATGCCCTTCTTGAAAACAGAGATAAAGGTGTGTATGCATATTGCACTTTTAATGAAACAGAACGAGGCGCCAATGCAAAAGAAATGGTGAAACATGGAGATATTGAAGCATTATCTATTTATGCTAATCAGCTTAAACAGAATGGTGCTGATGTTATTCATGGAGCTATTCGAGAAGTAAGCCTTGTGTTGGCAGGAGCGAATCCAGGAGCATTAATTGACAATGTTCTTTCTCATGGGGAAAACAGTGAAGATGAAGCCATCATCTATTCTGGTTTAGAACTTTCTCATGCAGAAGAGGAAAAAGCAGTAGAGGAGAAAACAGAAATGGCGGAAGAAACACTTATCCATGCTGAAGAAGGACAGACTGTAAAAGATGTATTTGATACGCTTACAGATATTCAGAAAGCGGCTGTAGCAGCGATTATTAAAGAAATCATTGATGAAAAAAATAGTGATCAGCCGGATACTAAAGAAGAAGGAGAGACTGAAGATATGAAACACAATGTATTTGATAATGAAGAAAGAAATGATTATCTCACACATTCTGACATGCAGCAGATCTTTGCAGATGCTAAAAAGATGGGCAGCCTGAAAGATGCTGTTGAATATCATGAAACAGAAGGTGTACTTGCACATGCTGAAATTCCGACGACTGGAATGACAGGTCCGTCCAGCAGCACAGCGAGCCAGACATATGGTTTTAGAGATCCAGATATGCTGTTCCCGGATGCTAAATCTCTGAATACTCCGCCGGAATGGATTAAACGTGATACTGGCTGGGTTACAAAAGTTCTTAATGGAGCTCATCATACTCCGTTCAGCCGTATCAAATCCCAGTTTGCTAACATCACAGAGGACGAGGCGAGAGCTAAGGGTTATATCAAAGGTAAACTGAAGAAAGAAGAAGTATTCAGCCTGCTTAAGAGAACCACAGATCCGCAGACCATCTATAAGAAACAGAAGCTGGATAGAGATGACATCATCGATATCACAGATTTCGATGTAGTTTCCTGGATTAAAGGTGAGATGCGCATCATGCTGGAAGAAGAGCTTGCTCGCGCAATCCTGATTGGTGATGGACGCCTCACATCAGATGATGATCACATCAGCGAAGATCATATCAGACCGATTTATAATGATAAACCGCTGTTCTCAGTTCAGGTTGACGTTGATAAGAATAGTGATCCGGCAGTTGCAGCCAAGAACTTCATCAATGCTGCTATTCGCAACAGAAAACTTTATAAAGGTTCTGGAAACCCGACGCTCTTCACAACAGAAGATGTTCTTACAGAGATGCTTCTGATGGAAGACACCATTGGTCATAAACTGTATAAATCTGAAGGCGAACTTGCAACAGCACTTCGTGTGAAAGAGATCGTTACAGTTGAAGCTATGGAAGGTGCTACCGCAGCTAATGGCGAGAGCCTGCTTGGTATCATCGTTAATATGAACGACTATAATGTAGGTGCTGATAAAGGCGGTCAGACAGCAATGTTCGATGATTTCGACATCGACTACAACCAGTATAAATATCTCCTGGAAACAAGATGCTCCGGTGCTCTGGTTAAACCGTTCTCTGCTCTAGTAATGAGAGAGAAAGCAACTGTTGCTTCTGGAACCTGATTCAAAATGGGGTAAACCTATATGAATAAGTGGTATGGAGCTGTCGGTTATACGGAGACGAAAGAAACTTATCCTGGTGTATGGGAAGAGATCATAACAGAACGAAAATATTCTGGTGATATCTTACAGATAAATCGTCGTTGGAAATCGGCTGAGACATTAAATGATAATTTAACAATCAGTAATCGGTTCAGTATACTGGCAGATCCATATGCTTATCAGAATTTTCATGCTATTCGTTACATAGAATGGATGGAAAGCAAATGGAAAGTAACCTCGGTAGAAGTTCAGTACCCTAGGCTGATCCTCGACGTTGGTGACTTGTATACTGAACAGGATTAAGGAGGTTGATTAACAAATGGCAAGTAGGCTTCAACTACATGAGGAACTATGTAGTGTCCTCGGATCTAGAAAGTGTTATTATCAACCTCCGGAAACTGTTAAAATGGCATATCCTTGTATACGCTATGAGTTAACAAAATCAAGCACAAGGCATGCTAACGATAAAACTTACATTATTACACATAGATACGAAGTGATGCTTATTGACAAAAATCCTGATTCGATAATCCCCGACCGAATTTTGACACATTTCCCCATGTGTTCATTAGACAGGACATTTACTGCCGATAATTTATATCACTTCGTTTTCTATATATATTATTAAGGAGGAAATACCATGTCCAAACTTGTATGGGATAAAGCCGGAGAGAAAACTTACGAAACCGGTGTCAGTCAGTGCGTGTTATATGTTCAGAGCTCAGATGGTACATATCCGAAGGGTGTTGCATGGAACGGTGTAACATCAGTTTCTGAATCACCTTCAGGTGCAGAAGCAACCGATATGTATGCAGATGATATTAAATACCTTTCTATCCGATCAGCAGAAGACTTTGGTGCAACGATCGAAGCATATACTTATCCGGATGAATGGGAAGAGTGTGATGGTTCCGCAGCAATTGCTACTGGTGTAATGATCGGACAGCAGAACAGAAAGCCGTTCGGTCTTTGCTATAGAACTACTTATGGTAATGATACTGAAATGAATGATCATGGATATAAACTGCATCTGATCTATAATGCGACGGCAGCTCCGTCAGAAAGATCATATCAGACCATTAATGATTCTCCAGAAGCAATTACCTTCTCCTGGGAGCTTAAGACCACTCCGGTTCCGCTTACTAATGGTGGATTCAAACCAACCGCTTGCATCACGATCGATTCTACAAAAGTAGATGCTACAAAACTGGCAGCATTTGAGAAACTTCTGTATGGAACAGATGCTACAGGTGGATCAGGAACTGGCACGACTGCTAAACTTCCGACACCGGATGAAGTATATACCCACTTTAAGACAGCTTAATTAGCTGATCCATAAACTATATATTGCACTTTACCCCCTTTGGTTTGTCATGCCATTGGGGGTTAATTTTGAAAGGAGTTTACATATGTTCGAAATTAATATCGCTTATACAGACTATAACGATGTGGAAAGAAACGAAAAATACGCATTTAATATTTCTAGAGCAGAACTGCTTAACTGGGAGAAAGATACAAAAGGCGGCCTGGAACTGAAACTTAATAAAATTATTGAGAGCAAGGATCCGAATGAAATTGTCGGCCTGTTTACAGAGATTCTGCAGAGAGCATATGGAGTAAAATCTGTTGACGGAAAACGATTCATGAAGAGTGAAGAGATCTGGAAAACTTTTGAGGAATCGGAAGCTTATTCTGAATTGATTATGAGATTTCTTCAGGATTCAGACTATGCTGCTGAATTTATTAATGCTGTTATCCCGAAACTTGAGGGTTTTAATATCCCAGGACAAAATATGGCAGTTGTAAAATAAGAAGGAAATAGAAATGCTTAAGATAATAATACCTGCTCAGGAGTTATTTGATTCTGATAAAAATGAATTCCATTTAATCGATAAACAGCAAGTATTAGTTTTGGAGCATTCTTTGCTGAGCATTTCAAAATGGGAATCAAAGTGGCATAAACCCTTTTTTGGGACGAAGGATAAAACAAATATTGAATTAATTGATTACATTAAATGTATGACATTAAATCAAGGCATCGACGATTATGCTTATTATGCTTTGAATCCTAATGATATAGCACAAATTAATATGTATATAGAAGATCCGATGACTGCTTGTTGGTTTCCAAAAGAAGAAACAAAGGCGAATAGAGAAATAATTACATCGGATTTAATTTATTATTGGATGGTTGCTTTGAACATTCCATTTGATCCATGTCAAAAATGGCATATAAATCGATTACTAACATTAGTTAGAGTTTGCAATGTGAAAAATGCGCCAGCAAAGAAAATGAATAGACGACAAGTTATGAATCAGAATCGAGAGCTTAATAGAGCTAGACGATCAATGAATCATTCAACTGGTTGATGATTATGGGATGGTAAAAAATACTATCCCTTTTTTTTTCGGAGGTCTCAGCATGCCTAACACGTCTATTACTTTTACGCATAAAGGAGATTTCAAGAGAACTGAGAAGTTTCTAAATGCAATTTTTAAAAAGAGACTATACAACAAGTTATCGGTATATGCAGAAAAAGGCGTACAGGCATTAGCTTCAGCCACTCCAAAAGACACTGGAAAAACAGCAGCATCTTGGGGATACACTATTGATCTTGAATCATCTCCAATATCGATTACTTGGACAAATAGCAATATTAATAAAAACGTCAATATTGCATTAATTCTTCAGTATGGTCATGGAACTAGAAATGGAGGATATGTTGTTGGACGAGATTACATTAATCCAGCAATACAGCCAATATTTGATGAGATAGCAGAATCAGTATGGAAAGAGGTGGTTAATGCATGAGTTCAATTGATGAACGTATTGTCGAGATGCAATTTGACAATGCCCAGTTTGAAAAAGGTGCTAGAGAATCAATACGCACTATAGAAGAACTTAAGCAGAGTCTTAATTTTAAAGATGCATCTGTTGGATTTGACGCCATTCAGGATGCTTGTAAGAATATTAATCTTTCAAGTCTGACAAGTGCTATCGATACTGTTAATTCTAGATTTTCTGTTATGGGAGAAGTTGCTCATACAGCCATTGAAGAGATTACAAAGTATACTTTAAATATGGCTAGGAAGATTACCACAGCTATCCCAAATCAGATTAAAAGAGGTGGTTGGAAAAGAGCTTTAAATACTGAGCAAGCTAGATTTCAGCTTGAGGGTTTGCTTAGTACCGAAGAGAAAGCTGCCGGAAAATTAGAAGATATCTTAAAGGCGGCTAAAAGCTCCGTTACAGATACTGCATATGGAGCAGACGAAGCTTCTAAATTGGCATCGACATTATATGCATCTGGAATAAAAGATGCAGAAAAAATGGAGCAGGTTCTGACTGGGGTTGCCGGTGCAGCTGCGATGTCAGGTCGAGAATATGCTAATGTTGGTGATATCTTCGCAACCGTAGCAAGTAATGGAAAACTGATGACAATGCAGTTAAGACAGTTTGCGGCGTCAGGCTTGAACTACGCAGCATTTCTTGCAGAGGATTTAGGAAAAACAGAAGCCGAGATTAATGATATGGTTACCAAAGGACAGATCTCGTTTGATCAGTTCATGGAAACTACTGTAAAACATTTCGGCGAACATGCTAAGGAAGCGAACAATACATTTAATGGTTCACTTGCGAATATGAAAGCAGCATTATCTCGAATTGGAGAAGATGTTGCTAATTATATTTTGCCCGGAGCTACAAAAGTATTTAATTCTTTAAAGGCACTTATTAATACTATTCATAAAGTAATTCAACCAGTACTAGATGGTATTGGAAAAACAATAACTGTAATTTGTGATGAGGCTTCAGCAGCTATTGATAAAGTCACCGCAGCTCTTTCTGCATTTATTCCGGCCACAAAAGGAAGCGAAAATGTAGGAGAGAATTTAGTTAAACAACTTAGAGATAGTGGGAAATTTGGAAATTTTATCGCAGATTCTTTCGAATCTATTGGAGATAAGATTAAAGAAGCATTTCCACAAGCAACTGTTGAAGTTGAGAAAACTGCAAAAACAATGTCGTCTTCTCTGGAAGAAATCGACGAGATGGCTCAGAAAGTTATTCGTGGAGATTTTGGAAATGGAGAAGCTAGAATTACATCACTACGTGAACTTGGGTATTCTTATGAAAGAATACAGAATAGAGTAAACGAATTACTCGGCTGCAATTATAGATATGCGGTTTCTGAAGAAGAAGTAACAGAAGCAACTGAAGAGTCAGTAGAAGCGACAAAGAAATCTGAGAATGTATTTAGTCGTTTAGCATCATCAATCGGTGGAGCTATTGGAACGGCATTCGGTAACATCATCACAATTATTAGAGCAATAAAAGACGGATTTAAAGAAGTATTTGTTGATGGATTTGCAGTAAACTTTGCGGGTCTTGGAGCGAAGGTATTAGAGTTTGTTGCATCCCTAAAGATCACAGAAGGTCAAGCAGAAAAGATAAAGAATGTGTTTTCTGGTGTGTTCTCTGTATTTAAAATCGGAAAAGGATTGTTGCCAGCAATAGGAAAACTTCTTACCCCATTTGGAAACGCATTTACAAAAATAGCCAATTCCGCATTAACAGCTGGTTCATTTATTGGTGATTTCTTTAAAAACATGGCTTCATTTATGGAGGAAGCTAATGTATTTGGAAAAACGGTTGAACTAATTCAAAATGCGGGATTTTTCATTAGTGCAGCATTTGGGGATATAGCTTCAAGTATTAGAAGGAGAATATTCGGAGTATTTCCACAGTTAGAAGGAATGCTTGATGGCATTGGCGATACGTTCTTAAATTTATTAGATTCTATTAGAAACTTCAATCTTGAGACGATTAAAACTAATGCTATTGATTTATACACAAAAGCTATAGAAGCATTGGGTGTTGTTAGTGCTCCTTTGAAAGAAAAATTAGCAGATACAAGACAAGCTATCATTTCTCTTTGGGAAAAAATGCGATCATTATCATGGACAGAAATCAAGGGGATTGTTAGTGATAAAATTAGTATCGTAATTACAAAAATCAGAGATGCGTTCCAAAATCTTAAAGAAGTATTTAGTAATAAAACATTTACTGAAATTACCGATTTAATTGGTAAAAAGTTATCGACTGCTATAGATACAGTAAAGACGAAACTGATATCAATTAGCCCTGTATTTGAAACAATATTTACTTGGCTTGATAATGCAGTAAAAAATGCTAAAGCAGCCTTTATTAACCTGGCAGAATCTGTAACGGGCTTACCTTTTAATGACTTATTGGTGGTTATTGGAGATAAGTTAAATAATGCTTTTGATGGACTTAAAAAGAAACTTGCTCCAATTAAGGAATTATTCAATACTTTGAAACTTAGTATAGATAATTTCTTGTCAGCTCACAAAGATGACATTGGTAAATTCTTTACAGATCTTCAGACGACTATATCTAATGCATATGGTTCAATAAAAGAAACGATTGAGAAATTGCCAGAAACATTAGAATCAATTTGGCAGGCGATAAGTCAGTTTATTTCTGATATCAAAACGAAGCTCGATTTTAAGAAAGAATTAAAAGAAGCGGCAGGAGATAGCGAATCTGTAGTATCTTCGTTCATCGATCTTGTTGAGTCAATTATTGAGACAATCAAAGAACGACTCGGAGAATTCAATATTGGCGATTTAATTGCTAAATTATTTGATTTCGATAGCTCGAAAGAATATCAGATTGTAAAAGCAAGTGTTGTTAAACCTTTTGATGAAACATTTGAAAGTCTTAGTAAGATCATTGAAGATTTTAAACAGACATCATTTGGTGAGACATTAATGTGGATTGGAGAACAGTTTAAGAATACTTTTGGTGGAATGGATTTATCTCAGTGGGGGTCCGTAGCTCAAGGTATTGCTAAATTCGCATTAACTTTGTCGTCAATAAAACTGATAAGCAACACTTCAAAATACATTAAAGCAGGAAAAGATGGATTACCAGCGGTTTTCTTGTCTATACAAGATTTGTTCAAAGGAATCACATCTGGAATCGGCGGAATATTCCCAAATGTAAATAAAGTTATTGAACAAGTAAGATTGGCTGTTGAAAGTTTCGGTAGTATTTTCTCAGCCGAGGCTAAATTAAAGAAAGCAAATGCATTTGCAACAAGAGTTAAAGCTATCGCTATTGCTATTGGTGTTATTGCCGCGGCTTTAGTGGCTCTTTCATTTGTAGATGGGGCAGAACTTAGAAAAGCGTTAGAAGCATTAGAAGAAGCTATGTTAGCTTTCTTTGGAATGGTTCTTGTATTTGAGAAATTAAGTTCAAGTCCAGGAATGACAAACATTAAAGACATTGGCTATGGAATGCTCGCACTTGTTGGTTCGATTGTCGTATTGATTGGAATCATAGCTGCATTGAATCATGCCGACATCACAAAATACACAAAAGGATTAATTGCAGTAGTTGCTTTAATTGGCGTAATTCGTCTGATCGCAAAAGCAATGGATGGATTTAGCATGAATCTACAAACTGGTGGAGGAATGCTATTATTAGCAATCGCTATTGGGGTATTGGCTAGATCAGTAAGTTATCTTGGTGGATTAGATTTTAGTACACTTGCAAAAGGGTTGCTTGGTATTGGCATAGCAATGGTAGCATTTGCTAAAGCAGCAAATATGGTCGGAAAAGATACCGGAATAATCAAAATGGGAGCCGGAATGATGTTATTTGCCGCAGCAATGCTCATGCTTATTCCGTCGATTAAAATACTCGCTGGTATGTCAGAAAGTGAAGTTGAAAAAGCATTACTTTCTATTGGTGTTCTTATGTTATTTGTTGGTAAGGTATCGTCTATGAGTGGAAAAGCAAAGACTGGACCGCTTCTTGCTATGGCGGTTGCGCTACTTGCTACAGTGGCTGCTATCAGAATGCTTACCAAACTTAAAACAGAAGATGCGATTAAAGCAGTTGGTGTTATTGCAACGGTATTTACTACATTTAGTTTGCTGATGAAACGGATGTCAAAAATGACATTTTCCTCCGCATTCGCAACGATTCTTGGTGTTGTTGGTGTACTCGGATCTATTGTCGCGGCAATAGTAGTTCTTAATAAATATGGTGGTGGCTTAGAATCTGTAATGACAATTGCAAGTTCGTTGTCATCATTGGTGAAACAGTTAAGTTTACTATCCGTAGCTTCTAGATTTGCAAATTTTGATGGAATCCTGAAGATTATGGCAGTTATTGCCGCAGTAGGTTTAATCTATGAGGCAATTAAAGGATTAGATTCTCTTACAGGAGGAGGTTTAGCGGACGAATTTCTAAGTATTCTTGATGATTTGGAAATGATTGCTGGACGTCTTGGAAAAGTATTTGGAAAATTCCTTGGCGGAGTACTTTCTGGATCAGCTAGTGGATTAGTATCATCGCTAAACGAATTATCCGGAATCAATCTAGAGGGTGTAACTAAACTTGGAGAAGCAGTAACTGGTCTATACGAAAGTATGCCAGGAGAAACAGCAATTGATAAACTGGTTTCTTCACTCACAACAATGGTTATGGGTTTTAGTTATGCTGCTCTTGGATATGGTTTGAACAGTTTCGTTAATCACATCAATAATATGCCAACTCTTGGTGAAGGGGTATTTGATGGTGTAATATCAATGATTCAACAGTTGCAAGCATTGGATGCTAGCATGCCAGATAAAGGTATAGTATCAACTACACTTGGTGCGCTTAATTCATTGTTTACAACTGATGGTGGATATATTGACTGGGAACTGTTTGGCGATTCTATAGTTGGACTTGGTGGTGCCCTTAGTAAGTTTGTAACGGAAGTTAATGGATTTTCCGGATCAGAAGAAATAGCAGACGTTGAGACAGCAAAATCAATGCTTAACTTCTTAACGGCTCTAGACACAAAAATTCCTAAAATTAGTATTACTGATTTTATCGGTTCATTGGGTAAAAATCCAAATTGGACTGGATTTGCTAATAGCATTGCTGATATGGGAACTGGTCTAAAAGCCTTTGCTACAGAAGTAGAATCCTTTGGTATTGGTACTGTAGTTGATACA